AAATCCAAAATATATTGAATTCGTACCTTCTAATTATTTGAGAGGTGATAACATAGACAATGCTTTTGTTATAATTTCTGAAGGACAAAACATACCAAGATCAGATATGAGAAGTATTTTATCAAGAATGGGTGAAAATACAAACGTTGTGATAGAAGGAGATGTAAAACAAATCGATAACCATCTATGTAACGAATTTAACAATGGTTTAAATTGAATAATTAAATTAATGAAAGGTGATCATCAATACGCTCACATCACTATGAATTGCAAAAGAACCAGAGGAAAAATTTGCGATCTAGTTCATAAATATAAATTGTAAAAAATATAAAAAACTAACTATTTAATTAAAATGTTAAATATAAATAATATTAGATAGTTAGTTTACTTTTTTACTAGGGAATATAAAGAAAAAACGATGCCAGTTTCATATAGCAATAATGTAAAAAAACCATTTACAGAAATAGAATTTACTGAACAACAACAAAAAGAATTATTAAAATGTTCAGAAGATTTTTTCTATTTTTGTAAATTTGTACAGGTTAAACATCCTGACAAAGGTAGAATGCAATATAAACCAAGATGATATCAAAAAGAATTTTTAAATAAAATTCTAAAAAATAGATATTTTGTGGGTTTATTAGCACGTCAGGTAGGCAAAACTGTATCCGTATCAATTTACATTTTATGATATGCAATGTTTCATGGAGAAAAAACTATTGGTATTGTTAGTAACAAAGAAAAAAGTGCTAAAAAAATATTAGCAGAAATTAAAAAAATGTATGAATTCTTACCTGGTCATTTAAAACCTGGAGTAAGAGAATATAATGTAACTTCTGTTGAATTTGATAACAACACTAAAATTATGGTATCTGCTACAACTGAAGATCCATTCCGTGGTGAAACTTTAAATGTTCTTGTTGCAGATGAATTAGCATTCGTTAAGAAAAATATTGCTGAAGCTTTCTGAGCCGCAAACTTTCCTGCTTTATCAGCTTCAGAAACCTCTAAAGTTATCATCATTTCTACTCCCAATGGTAGATTCAATTTATTTGAAAGAATCTATTCAGGAGCTGAAGCAAATAATAATGGATTTGTTTATTCTAAACATAATTATAAGGTAATAGAAGGAAGAGATGAAAAATGGAAACAAGACCAAATTAAAATTCTTGGAAAAGCTAAATTCGCCCAAGAACATGGCTGTGAATTTTTGGGTTCAACAAGTACAGTTATAGATGCAGACATTTTACAAACATTACTAAATAAAACAGAAGAACCAATTTTTTCAGAATTAGATGGAAAGTTAAAAATTTTTGAAAAACCAAAAAGAAAAGATGTTTATGTTTTAGGAGTAGACCAAGCAAAAGGAACAGGCGAACACGATGCCACTATTCAAGTTTTAAAAGTAACTTCGTTTATGCCTTTTAAAGCTAAACAAGTTTGTACATTTAAAGATAATTACACAGACATATACACATTTTCAAAAATTGTGCATAAAACTGCAATATTTTATAACAATGCATATGTAATGGTAGAAAATAATGCTGAAGGTTCAACAATTGTCACTAAATTATGATGAGATTGAGAATATGAAAATTTAGTAAACGAATCTCAAAAAAGTACAGGTCTAGGTATAAGAGCAACATTAAAAACTAAACCAAAAGCTGTTTTAGCAATGAAAAAATTAATAGAAAATGGTGACCTTGAATTGGTAGACATAGAAACAATAAATCAATTAGTTTCATTTATAGATTCTAATGGAATATTTAAAGGAAAAGATTTACCTGATGATTTAGTGTCTGCCTTATACTGAGCTTGTTACGTTACAGAATTCGATGTATTAGAACATGAAACTAAAATAGACGATAGTTGTGAAGATGAAGAAGGTTGAGGAATACTAGGAAACGATGACGATTTTTATATGGAAAATGATACTTTAGCTTACAATGAATATATGACAAAAGAATTATTTCCTGAACATATTTATAAATGAAGTGAAGAAAATTAGATAAATACTATTGAATGGATTAACATTTTTAATATGAAAATGTAGTATTAAATGATTTAATTAAATAACAATGAAATTAAATAGTTAGTTTACTTTTTTACTGGTGTATATACAACATAAAAGTTGTTAGGGATTAAGTATTAAAATATAAGGAAAATACAAAATGACTAAACAAGAATTAAAAGATTTTATCAAAGGTGAATTGGGTTGACCTTATGTTAAAGTTGAATTAGCAGATACACATTTAAATAATGCTATTTTTAAAGCAAAGCAGATGTGGAATAAATGAGCAACAGGAACTTCAACACAAGAAGTTTTTTTTACCAAAGTTATTTCGGCAGGTGAAATAAATTATAATTTACCTGAAGGAATAGTAGATGTTTTAGATATGAATGATAGCACAGATGGTTTAGGTTCAGTTAATCAACTTTTCACTGTACAAAATTACATGTTAAATTCTGGTATGTTAAATTTCCTACAAGGTGGTGGAAGTGGAGATTTATTAGAATATCATGCTGGATTAGATTATTTAGATACTTTAAATAAATATACCGTTTCTGCATTTGCATGAAAATATCATAAATTTAACAATACATTAATGTTAAATCCTGTACCTAGTGCTGCTAGTGCTTGAACAAATTCAGGTACAAATTTTATGCTTATAAGAGCATATATGAAGGAAGGTTACAATGTTAATGGAAACAATGATGAAAATTCTTATAACGAATTTCTTTATGATGATCCTTGATTTCAAGAATATTGTACTGCCCTTGCTAAAATTAACCTTGGATACATTAGAAGAAAATTTTCAAATGGTGAAATTTTAGGAAATGCTACTATAGCTTTAGATGGTGATCAATTAATACAAGAAGGAAAAGAAGAAAAAGAAAAATTAGAAGAACAATTAAAAGATGCCGAAACAAGTGAAGGCTATCCTATAATTATAGGATAAATCATTAAAATGATTAATAAAAAATTTATTTTAATAAAAATGAAAAAAGTACTTGACAAGAACAAAGATTTATGTTAGAATCGTCCTAAGACAGAAAGAGTATTATATATTAATATATATATATATTAACTAGTACCCTTGGTACTAGGACAATTCTACACGATATTTTATCTTTTGTCAAGCTTTATTTTCATTTATCTTAAAATAAATTTTTCTTTAATGATTTTAAATAGTTAAATCATTAGATATAAAAACGTTTTAAACAGCTTTTTAAGCAATCTTTAGTTAAAGACATAGTAAGACATAGACAACACATTAAAACGTTAATGGTAAGCAAAATTTAAACGTTTTAAGATAAAATAGAGGTATTAACAATGACATTAAATCCAAGTGCTGCTCCTGGTTGAGAAATTCTCGACTTTGAACAGGAAGAACAAGAATATCTTTTATATGATTCTGTTGTATGCGAAAGAACAGACATAGGTGGATTTCCCATACAATTTTACATTCATTTAAATCCAGAAAATGCAGATGAATTATATGGTGAAGATCCCAATGAAGAATTTTCTCCTGGATATAAATCTAAAATTATTTATCAACCTGAAGAAGAAATACAAATGTTAGGAATATTTGGAATGTCAGGAGATGAAACATTAAGAAGTGTTTACATTCCTAAAACTATTTTTAAAAGAGATATAGAATCACAATTTTTAAAAGATTATCCAGATGAAACTGAACATGAACCTGTTCCTGGTGATACTTTAAGAACTTTATGAAATAACATCATCTATGAAATAGTAGATGTGGGAAGTGAAGAGAAAGTTTTTCAAGCTAAAAAATTAGTTTGAGAATTTATTATAAAACCTTATCGACATTCCGAAGAATCAGATACGGCAGATGATATGTTATTTTATGATCCAGATTCTTCTGAATTCCCTGAAATTAATGGAAAATTTGAAAAGCAAGAATTAGACGTTTTTGGTGATAATGAATTTATTACTAAATCAGCCAGTGGAATTGCATTAGATCCTGATAGTTCTGTCTATGGCTACTAAGGATGGAATTTAAAAAATATTTAATAGAAGAACAAGAAAACATTAAAATAATTAAAGATTTACAAATTGAAAATTATTTTAATGTTTGTAATGAAATTTTTGATAAATCTTCTAACATAAAAATAATACAAAATAATAAAGATTTTTTTTCAACTACATTTATAGTTGACAATGTTGAATTTAATGTTTTAATAAAAATAAAAAATACAAAAGCAAATATTTTATTTTTTCCTATAGACGATGATTTAGATATTTTTGAATTAAAGAAAAGTAAAAAATATTCAGGTAAAATATTTGCAAGTGTTTTTGAATCTGTAAAAATAATGTTAGAAAAAAATCAAAATGTAAATGAAATTGTTTTTGTAGCTGAAAACAAACAATTAGAAAAACTTTATAATATGATGAAATCTATTATTTCAAAAATATTCATAGGTTGAAAATTGATAAATATATCTAAAAATGATAACAATCAAAGTATTTATCAATATAAAAAGGAAATAAAAAATGGCTAGGACATATTTTTACTATGGTTCGTTAAGAAAAAGTATTATTAAATTTTTGAGTATCTTTGATGATTTAAGAGTTGCAAAATATGACAATGATGGAAATATTATAAAATATGTAGATGTTCCTATAAAATATATGCCTAAAAAGAAATTTTTCTCGTGGTTATTTGCAAATAAACAAGAACGAAGATTTCCTATGATTGGTGTTGAAATGATTTCTATTGAATATGATTCTGAAAGGGCAACAGGTGCACAAACAAAAATAGATGTCAATAGTTCTAATTACACTTTAAATCCTGTTCCTTATAATATTGGATTTAGAGTTTCAATGACTACTGAATTTTTAAACGAACAAGACCAATTAAACGAACAATTATTACCTTTTTTTGCTCCTTTTGCTGTTACAAAACTATTCATTGAAGAATTAGATTTAGAATGAGATATGATAGTTTTATTTAATGGTGCAAGTTTAGAAACTGAAATTGACATAGAAGAAAATGATTATAGAAATATTGTTTGAAGTTTCGATTTCACAACTAAGACTTACTTATTAAAACCAACCATCACAAGAAAAGAAATTCAAAAAATTGTCCATAAATTTTATCTTTCAGATGAATCTTGAGATAAAAGGAATGATACAGAAATGCCTAGTGGTCAAGGATTTGAAGACGAGGAATTGTTAATACTTGGTAGTAAAGAAGATGAAGAAATAATGGCTAAATATTTAGTGTTTAATTAGGATAAGCAATGGAAATTATAGAAAAAATCGATATGTTTTTAAATGAAGGTAATAAAAAATTTACTGTTTATAAAGTAACAAATTATGGAAATAATGGTGAATTTTTAGAATATTCTACACCAGAAGATTTATATAAAATTTTAGATAAAAAATATATATCTAAATATAAATCAATATTGGTAGTAGGAGAAAATGGAATTTGAACACAACACACTTTAGAAACATCTGGAAAGATAACACAAAAGAAAGGGAAAGATGCTTCTAAAGATTGAAAAAATAAATTAAATAAATAATGACAACTAACATATCAAAAAGCAGTTTAAATAAATTTGAATTAGTATTTCCTTTACTTCCTAAATTAAATGAAATTTCGGATTTGAAACAATTTTCATTAAATATCGTGGATGGTATTTTACCTTCTTTTTCTCTTGATTCTTTAGATGTTCCATATAGAGGTGGGAATCTTAAATATGAAAATGGATTTGGTGATTTTGGTGATTGAACAACCACTTTCACCATAGACACATCTTTTAAAACATGGATAACAATAGCTGATTGGATGTTTTCAATTGCAAACAATGCAAATATACATGGTAGAATAGACAACTCTTATGCTGTAGATGCAAATTTACACATTTTAGATAATTTTGATAAAACTATGGTGGATATTAAATTTGAAAATATTTGACCATCAAATTTAGCAGAAGTTCAATATACCTATCAAGACACAGGAACTATTTTAACTTGTCAAGTAACTTTCAGTTATGATAGATTCTATAGAACAATTGAAAGATAAAAAAACGAATAATACATAAAATTTTAATGTATTATTCGTTTTAAAAATTATTATTTTTTAGTCAAAATAAACTTCAAAGAATCTTTCAAAGCATATTTTTCAGTATCAGAAAAAGTAAAATCATAATATGATAATCTTGTGTATAAATCTATTAAATATCTTTCTTCTAAACTTTTATTTTGATTAATAATTTTTACAATGTCATGGTCAGTTTCTAATCGCCTAGATGGATTTCTATAAGCAAATCCATCGTTACATCTTGTACAAAATGTACCATCTGGATACATCACTAAATGCTCATAATAATCATCTTCATTAAACTTTTTAATATACATCAATTTCATACCATGAGATGAAATTAGAATATCTCCACATACACAATTGTTCAAATCTACCATTTTGTTTATTCCTTAATTAAAAAATTTTATTGTTTATGTTCAAATTCATTTATTAATTCTTCTAAATCCTCATAATAAATATAATTTCCATCTAATTCTTTTTCCATTTCAATCATAGGACCATAAATGTTAGCATCGTATCTTGTTAAATTTTTTAATCTTTCTAATAATTCGTTTATTGTCATTTTAGTTATCCTCAGGAAAATAGTTAGAGTAAGCAATCATGTTCTGATAATTTGTCCAATCAGTGGCACAATAATATAAATCATATGCCCATTCAGGTCCTGTATAAGAAGAATCTAACGAAGGACCACTTTCAACATCTCCATTGTCTTCGAATGTTAAGTATTTTACAAAAAAGTCATCTAGTCGTTTACTTACTTGGCTTTCGTAAATTTCCATTTTGTTTCTCCAAAAATATTTTTTATCTTTAACTATCTTACAAGTAAAGAATAACTTATCTTTAAATTAAAGTCAACAACTTTTTTATTATTATTTCTTAATTTCAACAGCATCTAGTCCTAAAGTAAAAGATGCATAAACTTTTTTAGGATAAAGATTTTGTAAACCTAACATCATCTTTTCGTCAACAAACATTGATGGCATCCATCCATAATTTTCATAGAGCTTATCTACGAGATTTGTTCCATATTGTCTATCATGGATTTTGTAGTAACCAGGTAAAGATAAAATCATTTCTCTGACCAATTGCACATATTCATCATAAGACAAATCAAGGTCTTGCCATATTTTTGTCTTTTTTGAAAAATCAGCTTTTTTTATTTTTGTTAAAAGTTTCATGGTTGGTTACCTTTCTAAAAAATATCTTTAACTATCTTACAACTAAATAATATTTCATTTTAAAGTTAATGTCAACAACTTTTTCTAAACTTTTTTAAAATAAATATTTTATAAATATGTAATAGATTAATAAATTAACTTAGAGGTCGTTAGCTTATGTTTTATATTGGATGAAATATAAAGATACCTCAAAAAATATAAAAAATTAAAGGAGATACGAATGGCTTTTTACCTTTCACCTAGTGTAAACGTACAAGAAATTGATCTTAGTACAACTATACCAGCAGTTGCAACAAGTATTGCATGTTTAGTACTTAGGGATACTTACAAAGGTCCAGAAATGAAACAACAACTAATCACTTCTGAAAATGAATTAGTTGATATTTTTGGTCAACCTAGAAAACGAGTTTTTAATCATAGTGGAACAGTTTCTAACGTGGCAACTTGTTATGAAGACATGTTCAGTGCAATAGGATATTTAAAATATGGAAATAAATTATATTGTACAAGGGTAATGTCACCTTCTGCTACTTTTGCTGGTTCAATGTTAGATAATGCTGGTACATGAACAGGATTTAACACTGTAGATGCTATTACTTTACAAACAGAAACAATGGCAGGTGATATAAATGATCCAGATGAATTTGCTGAAGAAATTGAAACTTCAATGGGTAATGACCATATTTGGATGATTGCAGCTTCAAGAGGATATTGAGGAAATAGTACAAGAATAGCTTTAATTGATAAAAGTACACAAAGTCAAATGTTATCTGGTGCAAATTCAACTTTTGATACTTATCTAGCTGTAATTGATGTAGATTCAAAACTTGAAAATACCGATGACTTTTTAGTTATAGTGCAAAATAAACCACAAGGTTCGAATACTTGGACAACCATTGAAGTGCACAATGTTTCATTAAACGAAGATGCAGTTGATGACCAAGGAAGAACAAAATTTGCTGAAACTGCTATAAATCAAAATTCCAATTATGTGAGAATTTCTATTAGAGATGACCAAAAGAATTTAGCAACCGTTCCCACTGGATGAGTAACTGACACATGAGCAACTTTTACAGGTGGAGCAGATAATGGAAGTGACACACCAACTGATGCAGCTATTATCGAAGGTTATGAACTTTATGAAAATTCAGAAGAAATTGATGTAAATATTTTTATTGATTCTAATAAATCTGAAACAGTAAAAAGTCAATTAATTGTTATTTGTGAATCACGTTTAGATGCAATGGCAATTATTGACGTAAAATACGATGACGTTATTAATAACAAAGGAAGTGAAACTACAGACATTATTAATTGAAGAAAAGGTATTGCAACTCCTTCTTTTAATGAAAACACTTCTTATGCTGCTTTATATGGTAACTGATTTAATGTTTATGATAAATATTTAAAAGAATATCATTGAGTTCCTGTAAGTGGTTATATGGCAGGTTTATTTGCAAGAACTGATGACGTTAGAGACCCATGATGAGCACCAGCAGGTTTAAATAGAGCAGTGGTTACAGGTGTTAGAAAACTTGCTTGAAATCCAACAAAAGGTCAAAGAGATTTACTTTATTCTAATGGTATAAATCCAATAGTTAGTTTTGCTGGACAAGGTAAAGTTGTGTGAGGACAAAAGACTTTATTAGATAAATCATCAGCATTTAATCGTATTAATGTTAGACGTTTATTTATGGTGTTAGAAAAAGCTATTAGTACATCCAGTAAATACTTCTTATTTGAACAAAATGATAGGTTTACATGAGCACAAATGAAAGGTATGATTGAACCTTTCTTAAGAGATGTTAAATCACGAAGAGGTATTTACGACTTTTTTGTGCAGATTGATGAACAAAATAACACTGCTGAACGGATAGATAGAAATGAACTATGGGCCAGTATTTTTATTAAACCTACTAGAAGTGCCGAATTCATAGTTCTTCAATTTGTTGCAACCAGAACAGGTGCAGATTTTACAGAATTAATAGGACAGGTGTAAAAATATCTTGACAATTAATTTAAAGTAACATATAATTAAAAACAAAAGGACAGGGTTTGGCCACCTTGATGATACCTTGTTTATCATCTAACTTTTGTTTTTTCTATTTAATCTAACAAGGAGATAAACAATGAAATTAGAAGAATTACAACAATGGATCAAAGAAAATTTATTAGATAGTAAAAATAAAATAAATTCAAGAAAATTACATAATGATTGTAAATCATTAAAAATACATTTCCCTAACGAATATGAAGAAGTTTTTAATATAACTTCTTTTTTAGATATTCAAAATCCCTCTTTTAATCAACGTTTATATCATATATACAATAATATATTTGAATCTAATAGTTGTAAAATATGTAATAATATAACAACTTATAAAAATTTTACAGTTGGTTATGCAGATTTTTGTTCATTGACATGTAGAAACTATGGAACAAAAGAACAAAGAGAACAAACTTGTATTGAAAAATATGGTTATAAACATCATCTTAAAAATGATAATGTTCAAGAAAAAAGAAAACGAACTTGTATTGAAAAATATGGAGTAGATAGTTTCACTAAAACAGATAAAATAAAAAAAATAATATCTAATAAAAGAAAAAATGAAACTAAAGAACAAAAAATAAAAAGAGATAGAAAACACGAGCAAACTTGTATAAAAAATAATGGTATAGGTAATCAAACTAATAATATTAAAAGAAAACAAACTTGTATTAAAAAATATGGTGTTAGTTCTTTTTCTAAAACTATAGAATTTAAAAATAAATTCAAAAAAACATTATTTGAAAATTTAAAAAAAAATATATTACCTTTATTAATAAATGATATAGAAAAAAATACAAATCATACTATATTAAAATGTGAAGTATATAATGTTAGAGATAAAATAAAATTGAAATGTGTAAATGATCATATTTTCTATAGAAATGTTAATAATTTACAATATAATAAAAGTTGTCCTTTATGTGATAATAATAAATCTAAAGCTGAAATAGAACTTTCTGAATTTCTAAAGGATTTCAATTGTGTTGCTAATAACAAAACAATAATAAATCCTTTAGAACTTGACATATATTTACCTAATAATAATTTAGCAATTGAATATGATGGAATATATTGGCATTCAGAAGAAAATGGTAAAGATAGAAAATACCATTTAAATAAAACTAAATTATGTGAAGAAAAAGGAATACAGCTTTTACATATTTTTGAAAATGAATGGATAGATAAAAAAGAAATTGTAAAATCTATTATTTTAAGTAAAATTGGAATATTTAAAGAAAAATATTTTGCAAGAAAATGTAACATTAAAGAAATTGACGTTAAAACAAAAAATGATTTTCTTAATGAAAATCATTTACAAGGTAAAGACAAATCAAGTATAAAATTAGGATTATTTTATGAAAATAAATTATTATCTATTATGACATTTGGAAAAAGAAAAATTTCAGGTGGAGAATCTAAATTTGAAATGATACGTTTTTGTAATAAAAAAAATATAACTGTTTTAGGAGGAGCATCAAAATTATTTAATCATTTTATAAAAAAATATGATTTTGAAGAAATAACAACATATGCAGATAGAAGGTATTCAAATGGTAAATTTTATGAAAAAATAGGATTTGAATTATCTCATATATCTAATCCCAATTATTGGTATTTTAAATCTGGAGATTTAACTTTACATAACAGAATTAATTTTCAAAAACATAAGTTGATAGATAAATTAGAATTTTATGCTGATTCTTTAACTGAATATGAAAATATGTTAGCTAATGATTATAATAGAATTTGGGATTGTGGAAATTACGTTTACACATATAAAAATAACAGATAAAGAATAAACAATGAAATTAGAAGAATTACAACAATGGATTGAAAAAAATATATTCATTAATTCTATTCCAATCGCTGCAAAAATTAGAGAAATTTATTTAAAAAATAATCATCCATTAATATATAAAGAAATAGTTTTAAAAACTTCATTCCTACCAATTGTTTCTAACATTTCTCAAAGAATATGGCACATACAAAACAACACTTTTAATTTAATAAAATGTAAACAATGTGGTAATAATTTGCATTTTATTAAATACAATAGAGGCTATGGTGAATATTGTAATAAAACTTGTGTTAATAAAATGAGAGCTGAAAAATTTAGAAAAGACAACAATGGAAAAAGTCCTTTACAAATAAAAGAAATAAAAGAAAAAGCCGAACAAACTTGTTCAGATAAATATGGTGATAAGAATTTTAATAATAGAGTAAAAGCAGAACAAACTTGTTTAGAAAAATATGGAAATAAAAATTTTAATAATAGAAAGAAAGCTAAACAAACTAATAACATAAAATATGGTTCAAATTGTCCACAATCAGATAAAAATGTTAGAAAAAAAACATTAGATACACTGAAGAAAAAATATAAATTAGATGAAAATTTAACTAAAATAAATCCATTCCAAATTGAAGAAGTAAAAAATAAAATTAAAGAAAATAACAAAAAGAAACATGGTGTTGAATTTACTTCTCAAAGACATTTAAAAAATATTGAAAATCTAAATGAAGAATTCGTTAAAAATAATTTTTTTAACGAAAACACTTTTGATTTTTTTGGATACCAAATATATTTTAATCTTTCTAGATCATATGCATATGTAAAATTAAAAGAATTTGGTATAATTTTAGAAAATATATCTTCAGGTGAATTAGATTTAAGAAGTTTTATAAAAACATTAAACTGTGAATCTATAAATAACTCAAAAGCATTAATTACACCTTTAGAAATTGATATTTATTTACCAGAATATAAATTAGGTATTGAATATAATGGGTTATATTGGCATAGTGAAAAAAATAGAGATAAAAACTTCCATTTAAATAAAACAGAAAGATGTGAAGAAAATAATATTTTTTTATTTCATATTTTTGAACATCAATGGAATGATGTATTTAAAAGAGAAATTATAAAATCTATGATTCATAATAAATTAGATAAAGTTGAAAAAATATATGCAAGAAAATGTTTAATAAAAAAAGTAGATGTTGAATTAAAAAATGATTTTCTTAATTTAAATCATATACAAGGACAACAACATTCTAATATAAATTTTGGATTATATTTCAATAATGAATTAGTTGCTTTAATGACATTTGGTAAATCAAGATTTAACAAATCTTATAAATGGGAATTGTTAAGATTTTGTAATAAAAAATATACAAGAGTTATTGGTGGAGCATCTAAACTTTTAAATCATTTTATTAAAAACTATGGTAAATCTATATTGACATATGCAGATAGAACATATAGCAATGGAAATTTATATGAAAAGATAGGGTTTATAAAGAAAAAAATTAATAAACCTTCATATTTTTATTTTAATAATATGAAAATTGTTAGTAGACTTCAAGCACAAAAGAAAAAATTAATAACACTTCTTAATAATTATAATCCAAAACTGACAGAAGAAGAAAATATGTTCAATAATGGATTTACTAAAGTTTGGACATGTGGAACTATACAATATACAATAGATTAAAAAATTTACTTGATATCTATTTTTTAAAATGTGAAGGAGATAAAAATGAAAATTAATGCAGACCATAAATTGTTACTTGATTTATTTGAACAAGATCCAGATTTAAAAATTGAAGTTAAAAAAAATATCCTTGAAACTTCTTTAAAACATGAATCTTGGAAAATCATAGACGAAAAAGTAAGAATAGCATTAACTTCGGTAATATCAGAATTTAATTACGAAATCATTGAAAGAAAAAGTTACAATAAATTTGTTCTAAGTG